TTTTTTCCGGTCGTGCTGCCGGTGTGGTGCCGCCTGTGGGGCTTGAACCCACGACCTCCGGGTTACAAATCCGGTGCTCTGCCAGCCTGAGCTAAAACGGCATAAAAAAGCGGCTGACGCTGTGCGCCAACCGCTAGGTATTAAATTTCAACATGAGAACTGACGTTATAATCGTAATCCCATTCAACAACGATTTTGATATGCGCAGGGCTCATGCCAGTAGACTTGTAAAGCAAGCCAAGCTCTTCTTTGGCAATTTCTACTTGACCCCAAAAATCCTCCGGGCTCATTTTTTGCAGTTTTGCTTTTTCTGCTTTTCCCGCGCCTCTTCTTCGCAATTCTTTTAGGGACTCTTCATAAAGCCCCCAAAGCCATCGAGCCATTTCTATCAGCTCTTCGTTGGAAAGCTCTTCTTTAGGTTTCTGTTCAACTTTGTCTTTGACGAACATATGCAAAAAAGTGTCTTTGAAAGAAATTCCCATGCTTAAACCTCCTTGTTTCCTTCTTGTACCGCGATCTCTCGCAGCTCGTCAATGTGATTCTCCACCGCCGGGCGGAGGAACGGGCGGGCTTTCATGCCTCGAGTTGCGTGAAACTTTCCGTTAAAATCCATCCAGACCCACGGCGTTTTTCGTCCATTGCCCTTCTCGGCAAAGACGCCCGTGCCAAGCTCAACCCAAATTGAATACAATAAGTTGGACCCGATAGTCACGGTCTTTTTTGCGAGGTCGAGGGCAAAGGTCAGGCTCTGCTTGAGCGCGCCGCCCACGTAGCCCTCAATGCCCGTGCTGTCTGCCGTGCCTGTGGGCACAAGCAGCTGGGCGTAGTCCTGCACCGTCATGCCCCAGAGGGTCAGCACCCGCTCTTCCCATGAATCCAGAGCTTCATGCAGCCGCGGGGTGTTGTCGGTGAATTTGATGTCGTAGTTAAATTTCATGGTTTACGGTTTTCTTTATTGCCCCACGGAACGCCAACGCCCAATTCATAGTCAGGCTTATTTGCGTTTTCTTTCCTG